GTTTGTGCCAACGCACATTTAGACACCGCAGACAAAAACAGCGCAACAATTAGCCACGACCAAAATTTTGGTCTAGCTGAATGTAATAGACTTTTAATCATATGTTCTTTTAAACCATGTTGTTTGTTCAAGTTCATTAAGAATCTCAGAACTTGGTAAGTTAGTTTCTCTTACAGCTAGCTCAATGAAATCTTTCCATCTGGACACATAATACTCGTTTTCTTGGATCCATTGTTGGTACATTAGTTGAAATAAGTTCATATTTGTCATCGTCGTAGTACTCCGCCGTTTTGTTTAATATAAATGTTATTACCACCGCTTCCGCCTGTGCCAATTACTTCAGTGGCACTTTGATCGTTGTGTACAATAGTAACTGTGGTGTTACTGCTGTAGCCTTGTGTTTTAACTTCAGCATAGTGATCTTCATTGGATCGAAAGGCTATTCCTCGTCCTCGCATTTGAATATCTGCTGCCTCGGGATTATTCCACACCACGCAAACATGAGTGCTGGCATTACATCCTGTGCTGTTAGCTGCCTGTTGCAACAGTAACAATCTGGCTCTTTCTAGATCTTCGTTGGTATCTTGTATGCGCTGACTTATTCTTCTTTGTGCTTCGGCTTCTATTTCTGCTTCTATTTCTTCTCTGCGTGAGCGAGTGTGCTGTCTTACTGCCTGTGCAACTTCAGGTGGTCTAGAAATAATCAGTAAATTATTAATTTTTGACTCAATGGTATTAATGATTACTGGAGGTGTCGGTCTAGTATCAAATGAAATAATATAAGTTGATTCAAATGCTTTGTCAAGTACTACTGTACCAGCCCCATTTGTGACCTCAATCCTGCCTACCCGGCAACGATTTTCTTCTAGCTCGTATTTCTTTTGTTCGCTTTCATCTTTGCAACTTGGAAGCAATACTATAAGACTTTGTCCTGTTTCATCTACAGTCATTGAAAAGTCTGTGCCACGCACGGCAATGTTTGCTGTGGGAGTATTGACAGCAACCTGCTGTGGGTTATTTTTAGCAATTTGACCACTGGCATAACGCACAGTACCCATTGTTACTTTCATTGCCAACTTGCCAGCATCGCTTTTCTTTGGATCAAACACAAAGTCATCAATGACTAGCTTGGAGTTTTCAGTGATCTTGACCTTGGTGTCGTCACGGAATGTAATAGAACTAGCACAGGCTTGGGTTCTGTATGTGTCCATGCTTTCAATGTTGGCGCCTTTGACTCCAGAGGTTATTGCACGGCCTCGTTGCACTTCGCACTGAGTACCTTTGTTTTCAGCCACTACGCCAATAGGTGACGCAAAAGCATCACCTATTAGAACTGATAGCACCAGTACCAATGGTGACTTCCACATTGTTTATCTCGAAATAGCGGTTACTGGGTTTACAATTGAACTGCTACTGCTTCTCACAGTGATAGTGTTATTGCTACCTGTTGCTATGATATTTACTGTGGTGTCGTTGGTACCTTGCTGTTGTGTAGTGATACTATTGGTATTACCTGTCACGGAGGCAATTAGTACATGTCCGTTGGCACCAGCCGAATCAGTTTGTTGAATATTAAAGATGTTGCTGTTACCACTTACTGTTACTGTACTGCTACCATTAGAGCTTTTGAGTTCTTTGGTAATTTGGTTAGTATCACCAGTAATACTGGTTACGCTGGTAATGTCACTGCCAACAATCTGCTGTAGAATCAAGTTTGAATCACCAGTGATTGTTTCAGTAACAGTATTGCGAAGGTTTAACGCATTGTTGGCATCACCAATTACCAGGTTAGTAAGATTATCATTACCTGTAACTGTGCTGTTGTAAACGTTGTCGTTGCCTTGAATGTTGTATCTAGTGGTGTTGCCGTTACCAGTTTGTGTTACACCAACTGTGTTTGAGCTACCTGTAATAGTAGCATAGTTTGATGAACTGGGTGCAGATGGATTGTAAGTGGTTACACCTGTTACATCAACAGTGGTAGCAGCCGTAGTGGCAACTCCACCAATGTTATTGCTACCTCCCACTTGTTGAAGTGTTACAGTATTGGCATTACCTACTTGTTCAATATAAACCTTGTTGGGTCCGGTAGCAGAAGCTTGCGCGAATGCACTATTGACACTTACGATACCGAGTCCTACTACCAATGCCTGAAGCAAGAGGTTTTTGTTTTCTTTGAAAAATGTCATTTTTTCAATAGGCAGATTATTATGTTCTCTGCCTACTCTCCTGGGCGCCTTGCCCGCTGTACCGGATTTCTTATCCGGATTTATAAGTCCTACTGCTCTTGGACTTTTTTAAATTACTATCTAAGTATTTTTCTTCTTCCTTTACTAGATTCTTAGAATCCTTTTCATTCCACCTTTGTTCCTGCACCAGCTGCTGGTACCTGGGGTGGCGTATTGGCTTGTGGCGGAACCAACTCATCTTTCTTTACCTCCGGTGCTGGCAGAGTTGGGCTTTGTTCTCTAAAAGCCCAATGTCCTTTGCGAGCGCCTTCGTGAATAGTTTGCACGACTGCTGCCTGAACTGCCATGTTTATAGCCTTGTTGATACTTTCGTTGATGCCAACACCAGTTTCGGCTTCCACTGCCATTGTACCACTGTCGACAAATTTCAACACACCTGCTTTATCTAAGTAGCTTAATACTGTTTTAGTAATGGTAACGCTGGTCAGTACTTCACCAGTTGCTACACTCACAGTACGCAAATTAACTGTGACAGTATCGCTTTGGTATTGTGTTTGAGCACCAATACCAAATAAACGAACACCTGTACCGCCTGTTAGTTGGTTTGTGTCGTAGCCAATGATTCCGCCTTCGACAATAATACCGGCAAACACCATTGGTGGCAAGGGTCTAGCATCTTTACCTTGATATAGTTCTCTGGCTTGACGAATCATCTGACGCTCTTTGATAAGATTGTCTAGGCCAACTCGTTCCAGTACTGTAAACCAACGAGCTTCGCCAGCATCCTGTAAAGCCTTGATCAAGTAGCTTTCTGCACCTTGTGTCACTGCGCTACTCAAACTGGCCACATTGGGCAAGCTTTTACGCTGTCCTGTTTTGTCCATAAATCCGTAGACTGCAACAGGAATTGGGCCACCTGCAGGTGGTTTTAGTTTTTCAGACTGTTTCTTTAGATAAGCACCTTGGTCAACGACCGGTTCTTCGTATTGATCACCACTGATGCGCTCGCGTATAAATTCACCTGTGGCGCATCCTGAAAGCAATACTGTTAGTGCTGCGGCTGAAATTAATTTTGTATTCATAGTATTTTAAAATCCTTAAATCTTAAATGCCGCATAAGGCATTACCAACTCTGTGTAATTGTTTGGATTGGCAATTTCTGAAATTCGCACAACAATGTTGTTACCGTCGATACGCCAAGTAATATTTTGTCCACCAAGATCGATATCACCACACGGGCCGCCTGCACTTAGAGGAGTACACATTGGTGAACCAGTTGATGAACCAAATAAGCTGTCAGTGATGCGCTTGGCTAATTCACTGTAGATTCTTGTTTCCATACTGGCCTGGAATCTGGCCTGTGGTGTGTTGGCGGCGGCTCTTTCAGCGGCCTGTTTAATTGCATCAGCGGCAGCTTTGTTTTTGTCTTTTTGCTGATCTTCTAATTGCTTTAGTGTCAGCACATGGCTGCTCCAGCCAATGCCCGAAAATGAAGGACTGTTGAAGTTATGTTGTAATTCGGCGGCAGTAACGGAACTAATCGCGCACAATACCGCAGAGGCAACAAGACAATTTTTAATTTTCATACAGACTAACCCTAAGTTTATAGTGGGTCATGCCACTATAGTACACTAGTATTTAAAAGGAAAGTATGAAAAAATAAAAAGGTGCTTTAACCTATAACTATTACTTTAATTGTCTAGTCTTGGAAGTAACAGTCTTGGATACACCACTGGGTGTGGTTTCCGTGTCTGCAGGAGTGTTTACTGCGGTCAAGGCCTCAAGCATTGGGCCTGATTCAAAATAATTGCGAGCATATCCGCCCATCTTGGTAGTACGGAATTGGCAAAGCTTATTGCTGCCTTTGGCAACTTGTTCGCCTTCGGCAGGCACAGTCCATATTTGAATGGTGCGACTGTTGCCTTTGTTAATGTATTTTACATCTAGATCTAGATGTTTCATGGCATCTTGCAAGTTATCACTGAATCTGAGAATCTTGTAACTGCCTGAACTAATTTTGTCATCTAGTTTAACTACTTCAACATCTTCCAAGGTGTCACCTCGAGCATAGATATTGGCAGCACGAGCCAGCTGTTTAACAATGGCAGCTTCTGCACCGGGCTTTTGGTTTTCGATGTGCTCTTCTACATAGGGAAAAACCACATCGTCATAGAATTTTAATAGGTTATTGTAGACAGTTTCTTCACCTTGAGCTGGATCAAATTGATCTTTGTGTGCATTGATATTGAGATCAAAGTTGGTTTTAAACCACTTGCTTAGGTTTTCAAAACTCAACCCGGATGCTTGACCCAGTGTATCACTGCTGTAGGTTTTTAAGCTTAATAGGTTGACCTTTGTACCATCAACTTTAAGTGTTAGATCAGCCTTGGTACCCTTGGCATCGCTGGTGCCATCGCTGACCACATCAATGTGATTGTTATTTTTATCGTTGCGAACTCTTTGTGTGCTTTGCTTTACGCTGGCAGAATCATTGACATACTTGATGGTGCTGGACAGCACAGCCTGTAGATCAGCGTCAAATTTTCCAGCAGAGGCCTGCTTTAAAAATGCTTCGGCACTACGAGCCGGAACACGAGCAAGGAAATTCAATGAGTCAGTTTTTGCACCTTGGTCTGGATATTGAATAGACGAACTAACACTGAACACATAGTTCTTACCATCAATTTCAGATTTAACATGCCCCAGCATGTCCATGATTTGATCTAGTCTGATTGTTTCACCGATGGCAAAAAACTTAGCGGCAACACAGAGTCCCATAAACAGTTCTGCTAGGTGTCCGGTATTGTAGTCTTTTTTCTGCTCTAAGCTGGTAAATTCAGTGCCTTTGAATAAAAGGCTAATAGGCTGTTCTTGCTCTTCACCATCAATGGTCATGCGTACTTTCTTGGGCAATGCAGACTTGATATCTTGATTGTCTAACGCAGCCTGCAACAATGGAATTTGATCCTTGTTGATTACAGCATATGGTTCTGTGAAACGACTACGATATTCGGGATCAATAGGCAAGGGTTTATCAGCATCTACTAGATCAATGAGAGTGCGTAGATATTTGCCTCCGTGCTTGACAAGTTCGCCGGCGGTCAAGTTCTTTTCAACAACCAAAATATCTCGCAGTATCATTAGATTGTAATACCTTGCTTGCTCAATGTTTCTCTGGCATCAGCCAAGATCTGGTCTGCATCCGGATTGTTTTCGAGTGCAGATAACGCAGACTCAACGCTGGTTAGAGCGGCACGATCATATTCTTCACCAAACAACATGTGAGCAATTTCATCTGGTTGGTCACTGACCAACTCGTTGGTTTCTCTGCTGAGAAGTCCATTGGTAGGACTCCATTTATAACCAGCATGTTTGGCCACTGAACTCAGTACAACATGCTTGCTGGCATCTTTGTGTTGGCTGTTTGGATCAGCCGCCATACTAAACTTTGCAAATTCTAGGTTTGGTAAAAACATAAAATCTGTTTGTACAAACCCACGATCTGTGGAGCCCCCAATGGGAGTTTTGAAATGCACACTGACACCACTTTTCTTAATGCAATCCTTGGCATCCATATTATTTTTACCACACCATGCGGTGAGTTTGGCAATCAGTTCATCTTTGCCAACTCCGGGCGGCATACCAATGTCTAGGTCACCACTGGTGGCTTTTTTACCAGTGGTGCCTAGCATGTGTGGTACATGTTCGTAGCTGGTGATTTTTTCCAGCCAACGAACAGTAGGCTCTACATCTGCTTGATTAATGCGTTGCGTGAGAATTTCGCCGTCTTTGTTTTTAAAGATATTACCACCTTCTTTGACAACACGAAGCGTTGTTGTAATTTCACGCAATAACATTATATCAGACTGCCTTTTTCTTACGAGGAGTAGCTGGTTTCTTGGCAGCTGGCTTCTTCTTAGGCTTGGCTTCTTCTGCAACAGGAGCAGGAGCAGCTTCAGCTGGTGCAACAGGCACAGTATCTACCACAGTTAGGCCAGCAACATTGTGTGCTACTGTTGTGGTTTCTGCTGGTGCTTCTACCTTGTATGGTGCAGCCTCTTCGGCCACTGCTGACTTTTCTTCTTTGTTTCTAAAAAAGAAAAACCAAACTCCAACGGCTACGGCCACTACGATAAGGACTTCCATTTTAATTTCCTTTTGTATTCAGGTTAAATCTATTCAACCCATTGTGATATATTTAGTGTTATTAGTTTTTACCGGACGCCTAATTTAACAGTAATTTTGTTATTTCATTACGATATTTGGCAAGCATAAGCTTGGTTTTATTGGCCTTTTCAATGGCAGCAGGTGTTGCAGCCTTGTCAAATTTGCTGGAATTGATTACTTTTTCAAACTTTGCGTCCAGCACACGAGCTATTTGTTGCATCATGTCTTGTTTATTGGCTATATGATCTAATGCACCTGCGCCAAGCAATTTGGCCTGTTCCATGTCTGTGGCCAAGGCCTTGATAGTTAATACAATGTCGCTGATGCGCTGTTCGTCTTTGAGTCCGCCATGCTTAGACAAGTTGGCTGGAATTTTGGGTTTAGTTCCATTTGCTAGTTCATAGTAGTAAGCATAGATATCTGCACCCCAATTTTCTGGATCTAAGCTTACAGTGGCAAGTTCCGTGTCTTTGCTTTGACGGAAACTAACTGGACGACCTGCACGAGTCTTTACTTGTACACCTTGTACGCCAATACTGAGATTTAGTACTTCGGCCAGACTGCTGACCAAGCTGGTATTGATAACACCCTTGACACGATATTCAGGTGCCAGCATTCTTGCCCAGTTAGCATGTTCATGATAGGTGTAGATTAGGTCAACTTGTACAGGTCCAGCTGAAGTATCCATGATAACATTGGTACCGTTGCTGGTGCTGTATTTTGAATGGCCTTGTGTAAATTCTTCTACGGCTGCGGCATATTCAGCAGTACGGCGGGCAGCACCTGTTCCTTCTCGGCCGTGAATGTAGCACATGACATCTACATCTCCGTATTCTCGTTCAGGATCCTGTGCAAGGTCGCGTTTGTAATAAGTTCCAGACCCCACAGGACGACCCATTTTGATTTCAACATCAAGACCTTTTTGTGCTTGCCACTGATTAAATTCAGTTTCAAATTCTTTTAGTATTCCCACAGCCTCATCAATGATTGCGGGTGTGATCTTGGTATTCTGTGTTGCTGTACTTGCCCAACCACCTTCCGTAACTGATTCAGTCTTTTGAGCCTGTTGTGCTTTATACCACTCCCAGGCTTCGTCACTCAATTGTCTTGCACCCCACCTGCCATAACCACTGGCTTTATCATATAGTTCTTCTGTGCCTGGTTTTCCCATATATGGTTTGAATTTAGGATCTTTGGCATATTCCTTGGCCGCCGCTTTAAGTTTACTGCCGTCTGGGTCGTATGCTTGCCACGCTCTACTAGCGGCTAACTCCATGTCCATAGTATCAAATATAGCC